ATGAAACACCGCCTTCAGGGTGTTCTAAATAAAAAGTATATTTATAGTCCCCTATTTATTTAGAGGACTCACCCTGTCTGTTTTAGATGTTATTAACAGATAAGATTAGCCAAAGTAGGCGTATTTAAAGACCGATTGCGGATCTTTGGCAGGAGCTGTATATTTTGTTCCTGAATATTGATGATAGTAGTCACTGACTAAATAGCCATCCTCAACGTCGAGTACTGGGTATTTAAGTTCGGCTGATCGAACTTGATAGCCTAAACGAGTTTCGTCAGTAAAACCCATATCTATAGAGACAATATATTTGCGGCTTGTGTCATCAGTATTAGAAAATCTCTTAATACTGACAACTAACGTTCCCAAGTCGTTACACATATCTATGACCTTTTCCCTGGGATCATAGATTGATGAAGTGCCAGTGAACCTGCACGGGTTCATATTCGGTATTTCTACGTCAAAAATGCACTCATCACGTAGTACTGCTTGTTTCTCGCCAAGCGTATTGAATCTAAGCCTAGAATCAACCACGGTATAGTTGGCCGCTTCTTGTCTATTGGATGATTGTCTTATCGATTTTCCGGGCATTTCGTACTGCCTACTGTAATTAACTAAATCAGTAAACGGAACAGAAACGCCAAGAGGCGAACTAGCATACGCAATTTTCGTCGTCGCTTCCGGTGATACATTGGTACCGGGAGGAATATAAGTCACGTATGCATTGTGGGAACCTTGTATTTTGATTTTAGCTTTAATGCCTCCATCCATTCCCAAAAACAATCTCCTAATAGCAAGCAAGGAGCTAACGTTGCCATAGTAAGAAGATGACTGTGGATCTTGCGTGATACCCAAAAGATCTGAAATTGGGTAAACGAAGACTCCCTCTTTACTTATGAATTCTTCTGAACTATATTCATAATTGAAAACAGGCACGACTCTTCTTATAATGTCTCGTAAGTTAGTAATAGGTCTATGAGTTTCACAATCAACACTGTAATCATGGCGTTCTTTCGGAGCTTCAGTTAATTCCTCGTCTCCATTAACCGGAAAAACAGTATCAGATTGCGCGACGAAATTCTCAGCAAGCATTTTATGATCTGATATCATAGCGTTCAACTTATCAGTGCCAAGAGTGAGCTCTAATTGTTCAAGTTTAGAGCTCGATGAAAAGATGCTCTCGGCGTTGTCAGTTGAATAACCATAAAAGCAAGCATCATCACCCATTGAGTAATAAACGTTAAAGTTAACACTCTTAGAGACGGTTCCATTAGTCACCAAGGGTTGAGCCAGATAAATGTAATACATTCCATGTTGGAGTATATTATAAGCCCAATCTCTAGTACATTCTAAATTTTGCGTTTGACTACAGAAAGGTAACTCTATCGTCTGCACTTGTCCTCCCGAAGAAAATTCGAGAAAATCCACGAGCAAACCTTGGACGGTTGAATATTCAGGGTAAGAAGTAAGCATCTGCCTATGAGGCGAATAGGCCTTAAACACGGCTAATTTGCAGTTATGAAAGTTGGTCATGTCTGCCTGAATGTGTACTTTAATGGTTCCGGACCAATACCTAGAGAAGTATGCCATTACTTGTTGGTTGGCATTAAGATATAGATTTTGTCCGTCGGAATAGACCTGTTGAGTAGGGGTAATAGGCCTAGAAAATAGCAACGTCTTGGACTGGGTGTCAACATCCACAGCAAAAGTAGATAAATACTGTGGTTTAGACACTAATCTAAGAACATCCATCTCATCCTGGGTTGTATCGAAAATTGTATCCCTTATTATTCGATTGTATCCAACATAAGGGTCCAATTTTTCAAGCACATTTTGATGATCGACAATATTGGGTGGGTTACGTGAGACGACAAGTCTTCTGTCCTCAATGTTGGCTTTGTTAGCATTATGTAAGCCAGTATATTGTCTTATTCCAGCCCTTCCAAGATCAATGAAATCTCCAGTTATTCTCTTGGCTCCTATTGCTGCGTTATCGAGCGCAGTAGTTAGGATGCCACAAAAACGACTCCAGAGACTTCCAGTGACCTTAGATTGAGCTTCCCATCCAGATTGAGACACCCAATCCACTTCCGCAAAGGGGGCGTAAAACTCCAGTTCCTCAAATATCACATGCACAGTGCCTGTAATAGTAGTAGAACCAGATTCAGCAGCCACTAGCGGATTCAATACTTGTATATTGAGGGTACAAAATTGATTGCCACTATAATTCGAGTTGAACAGAATATCAGCAGGCTCTGAGTCTGTTCTTAGCAATTTGGTGTTCGAATAAAATGGCAATTCCAGTTCCGTACAAGTAGACGTATTAGCTATGAGAAAAGAATGAGGCGCATTCATAGAATTATTTATGTACTGCAAACCAACTTTCTTAGTTGTAACTGGCTCGGCTGAAGCCAAAAGAATTCCTTGATGTTGAGGAGTTCCGATGACCTGAATTATTGCTTTGGCTCTACATCTAAACAAGGAGGAATTAATGAATGGAACTTTCAGAAAATTACTAACAAGAGCTGCGTCAGGAAACGTGTAGCTACCAACTACTGTTCCCACAGCTTGTGTAGATTCCCACTTGAAAGTGTCCACCAAAAATGCCTTGTTTAAATACTTATCGTAATCGATGTTCATGTTCTTAGCCATCGATCGCAGTGTCGGCGGATTATTGTAAATTGGATCTACTTCTAAACAGCTTCTAGTTCTAAGTTCCACGTGATTTTTAGATTCCGTCGTGGATACAGAATTATTATTATGGTTTTGTTGAGCTACACTTTTTAGAGATCTAGAGTAGTGTAATTCTCTAGCTCTTGTTTTGCACTTAAATATTTAATATGCCATAGCTTCTTCGTGCTCAGAATTATAACTCGAAACATATTAAATAGGTACTTGTTTGTTGAAGGTCAAAATACCATAAAAACCCAGATTGTGGAAATTAATAATTACCATACAAATTGTCGAAGTAATCGACTCCATCGGTATAAAGATGGAACAAATAATCTTCAGACAAATGTGGGAACTTAATTCCACACTTGTTACAGTTATCTTTTATGTAGTCCACTTCATCTTGACCATCACTATGTAAATACATTTCCATAATGAATGATCTCAGTTTACCTTCTAAAACTACATCTTTGTCTTTGGACGAATCCAACCACATGATGGTGTTTCGTAGAGTTTTCTTGTCCAAAGGGCACATAACTCTACCTATTTTGTTGTTATATTCAAAAACTCTCTTTAAAAAGCTAACTTCGCTTAGTGCTTCATAAGGCTTCAATACTTCCTGCTTCGTCGCAGTCGTCATTTTCATTCCAATGCTCTTAAAAAATTCTTTCATAGAGATAGCATTTAAATTAGAGTCTTCACTTATTATACCGTTCAACTTATCATCACCGTAAACCATATCTACTACGTTGGTGTGGAAATCGTGGACACTCGGATTCTTTTTATATCTAAAGTACCACATAGCCGTATACATTCTATTGACTATACTATTAAAAATAGCCGTCAGAAAGTTGCCAGATGGCATTGAATGAGTAGTTAAGTACGTATCGTCCATCATATTATCCA